CATTTAGTAAGAATGGTAGGGTTGTAAACATTCTTGGTAGTACGAGTTGTGGTAAGAGTACACATGTTAATAACATGATTTATCATTGGATATTTGATGAAGGGTTAAAACCTTTAATTATATCTCTTGAAATGACCGCTGGTGAGTATGCTGTAGACTTGTTATCATTACACTTACAGAAAAATCTTGATTGGTTTGAAGAGGGAATGGATGCTTGGGAATACTTACAACGTGATGATGTAAAACCATTGTACGATGATTTATTTAATGATGCTGATTATCAAGAAAGATTCAGAATTGTAGATGACCGTGAAGGTAGCGCCGACTCGCTCAAGAAGTTAATTGAACGTAGTGTAAAACAGTATGGTTGTAACATTGTAATTATTGATGTATTGACTGACTTACTTCGTTTTCTACCAATGGATGAACAAGAGAAGTTCATGTCTTGGGAAAAGAACTTCGTTAAGTCTGGTGTAAGTATTGTGAATGTATTACACTGTCGTAAACCTGAACGAGACAAAGACGGTAAGCAACGTAAAACTACAGAGTTTGATGCTTTAGGTAGTGGTACTTTTGTTCAATCAGCACACATCAACATCGTTATCAACCGAGATAAAATGGCAGAGTGTGATATTGAAAAGAATACAACGTATGTTGACATGCCCAAGTGTCGTAGAGGTATTACTGGTGAAGCTGGAGAGTGGTACTATCACCCTGAGACAAGACAAGTTTATGACAAACAAGACTTCTTTGTTAATTCAACTAGAACAGAGAATCCTGATTATAAACAACCTGAAGTAGAATTACCTCCAATCCAAAATGATAGCGAGGTAGTAGAGTTAGATTATTAGTTGGAGGAGTTACCTTGACTAAACTTATATATGGATGGGGAATAAATGATGCAGATTACAATGTTTATAAAACCGAGAACATTGACGGTAAACGTAAAAATGTATGGCAGTGCCCTTATTATCGGGACTGGTGTAGTATGCTAAGTCGAGTCTTCGGTAAAAACGGGTTTACATATAAAAATATTCTAATATGTGATGAATGGAAAAATTTTACTAACTTTAAAAGTTGGGTAGACGCTCAACCTAACAAAAATTGTCAAATAGATAAAGATTTCTTATCAAAGGAGAGTAAGATATATTCACCTGAAACTTGTGTATATATTAGCGCTAAACTTAATAGTTTCATAACAGAAAGGACAAACGATAGAGGTTTGTATTTGTTAGGTGTAACATGGCATAAACATAGAAAAGTTTTCGTTGCGCAGTGTGCAAATCCTTTTGGTGAAACGGCATATGAGAAACGAGGTTACATTGGTGGGTTCAGTAATGAAATGGACGCTCATTTTGCTTGGAAAATGAAGAAATATGAGTACGCTTTACTTTTAGCTAAAACTGAATTAGACGATAGAGTTGTGGAACGATTGACTAATATGTACAAAGGTATAGAGTTATGAAAAGTGTTTTTGTATACGACATAGAAACTTTTCCAAACTGCTTTTTGTTCTGTATAGCTGATATTGAAAATCGTAAATTAAAAGTTTTCGAGATTTCAAGTAGAAAAGATCAAAGAGATAAAATGTTTAGTTATCTTAGGGAAATTTATAAAAGGGAAGTGATTCTTTGTGGTTTTAATAATTTAGGTTTCGATGAACCTGTAACTCAATATTTACTTAAAAACAAAACTATAAGTGTTGGTGACTTATATAGATATGCGATGAAAGTAATCGAAGCTGGATATGGTGACAACAGATGGCAATATGTTATTAAAGATACGGATAGAATATTTAGTCAGCTTGATTTGTTTAAATTGAATCATTTTGATAATAGAGCAAAATCCACATCTTTGAAAATGTTAGAATTTAATGGAAGATCAAACAACATCGAAGATTTACCTTTTCCAGTTGGTAGTTATTTAACTAATACTCAAATTGACACATTAGTTAAATATGTGATACACGATGTAAAAGAGACAATGAAGTTCTATGAAGCATGTAAACCTCAAATCGAGTTTAGAGATAAGTTGAGTGCTGAGTATGGTTTCAATGCAACAAACTGGAATGATACTAAGATTGGTGCTGAATACTTTGTAATGGAGTTAGAAAAAGCAGGTGTTCAATGTTATGATGGTAGGGGTAAACCACGACAAACTAAACGAGCTTACATTGATTTGATTGAATGTATTTTACCTAGTATCAAGTTTGAAAGACCAGAGTTTGCAGCGGTACTGGAATGGTTAAAGAAACAACGTATTACTGAAACTAAAGGTGTATTTAGTGACATCCTTGAATCAGACCTAGGAAGTGTTGCTAAATACGCTAAGTTACGAGTTAGACGAGAGAAACTTAAATCAGTTCCAACTGAAAGTGAGAAACTTGAATTTAAGAAACTTAAACCTTTGTGTTGGTTTGAAGAAGTTGAGTTAAAAGCTAAGTTACCTAAGAAAGACGGTGGAGGTTTCAAGAAATCACATTACCTGTGTTGGAATACTTGCGACACTCTTAATGTTCAGATAAACGGGTTTGAGTACGTGTTTGGTACTGGTGGTATTCATGCTGCTATCGAAAACAGAGTAGTTGAGTCAGATGAAAAACGTGTTATTCGTTCATACGATGTAAGTTCATATTATCCTAACTTGTCAATTAAGAATGGGTTTTACCCTGAACACTTAGACAAGAAGTTCTGTGATATATATGAACACATTTATAATATGCGAAAAACTTACGATAAGAAGTCTGCTGAAAATGCGATGTTAAAATTGGCATTAAATGGTACTTACGGTAAGAGTTCAGACCAGTTCAGTCCGTTCTATGATCCAAAGTTTACAATGCAGATTACCTTGAATGGTCAGATGTTGCTGGCAAAAGCTGTTGAAATGGTGTTGACTGTACCAACGGTTGAAATATTAATGTGTAACACAGATGGTTTCGAGTTCATTGTAGATCGTGAATACGAACATCTTACTGCACAAAAATGTAAAGAATGGGAGGGTATAACTAACCTCATACTGGAAGATGTTACTTACTCCAAGATGATTGTTTCCGATGTGAATAATTACCTTAGTGTAACAACGAAAGGTGATATTAAGATGAAAGGTAAGTATGAGTGGAAAGATTTACCTGCTCACAAGAACCAGTCATGTTTGATTGTTAAGATTGCGGCTGAGAAGTATTTACTTGAAGGTATTGACCCTGAAGAATTTATCAGAGGACATAAAGATAAGTTTGATTTTATGCTTCGTACCAAAGTTCCTAGGAGTAGTAAGTTGGTGCTGGTGGATGACCAAGGTGTTGATAATCAAGTACAAAACATTTGTAGGTATTATGTTAGTGAGAAAGGTGGTGAACTGGTTAAAGTTATGCCACCACTAACACCCACTAAAACTGAGCAAGTGTGGGTAAGTAACTCAATAATGGACAGTGTTACAATATCATCTAAAACCGATATTACCAAGTATGAAAAGAACGGTTATGTGTTTGATAAGTTCATTGAAACCGAATGCCCAGATAGACGACTATCAATTGAAGCTGGTTGGAAGTGTAAAGTTACTAATGATATGAAAGACTTTGATTGGGATATTGATTATCAGTATTATATTGAAAGAGTGTGGAAGTTGGTGAACTTTGCAAATGATGAAGATGCTGAAGTTGTAGACGAGGTTATTGTAGAAACTGAGTAAATAATCATTGCAACATGATTAGTAATTTGCTACAATAGATATGCTAGAATTTAACATTTAAATAGGAGAAGTAAATGAGTGAAAATAAAAGTAATTCTGGTGGTATAGGTTTTGTAGGGCTACTTGCAATCCTGTTCATTGGACTTAAACTTACAGGATACATTGCGTGGAGTTGGTGGTGGGTGCTATCCCCAGTTTGGATTTCAGTAATCGTAGTAATTTTGGCAATACTTGGGTTTATTTACATAGCCCTACGCCGTTAATTTTAAACAAACCAAAGAGGAAAGTAAAATGAGTAAGATTATTACAGGCGAAAGTGGTAAGAAAGTGACTGGTAAGATTGAGGATGTGGTTTTTGCTTATGTAAAGCTACAATCTGGTTCTACTAAATACCAATCAAAAGATTTAGAGTACACAGTTGATATTGTAGTGGATAAAGCTACAGCTAAACAATTTAAGAAGGACTACCCTAAGAACTCTGTTAAAGATTTTGATAATGAAGAGTTTAAGACTAAGTTCAAGATTGAACCACCATTTCCTGCACAGGACGAACAGTTTGTAATCAAGTTGAAAGCTGCTGCACAGTTAAAAGCAGACGCTCCTGC